GTTCATCTCCGTTCTCTTGAGAAGAAACCACGATTGACAGGTGGTCAAGGATGATGTATCGGCAGTCGCAAGCCTTCGCCATGTGCCTGACTCGTGATAGTAACTCATCCGCTGACGTTGACCCCCAGTGATCAAAAAGGTAGTACCTTCCAGATCCCATCGTTGCTTCCCAATGCGGTCTAAGCTGATCAACAGGCGTGTCTTCCTCCAAGTGTAGCCGCCTAGATGACGCCACCGACATGATTCCCAGAGCTGTTGTTGCAACGTCCTCCTCCAGCGCAAGTACACCGATGTTGGCGTCTGTGCGTTGGAGCAAGTCGTACTCAAGTTCTCTGATAAACTGTGACTTTCCCATGCCACTACCGCTGGTGATAGTGACCAGTTCATATGGTCTGTGTCCTCTTGTGAGTTCATTTAGTCCGTCCCACGGATACGGGATACTCTGTACCTGTCTCTTGTTTACCAGTGCGTCCCATGTGTCCGTCCCTGCGACAATACCATCAGGTCGGTACACCTTTGCGTCCCACCAAGCCTGTGTAAACTCCTGCACCCTGTTAGCCGTCAGCATATCGCTAGCGTCCTTCATGGGCAGTTTGCATATCTTCAGCTTGTTAGGACTGAACAGGTGCTTGACCTGATCTACTGCTATGTCTCCTGCTTTGTCCTGATCAAAACACAGAACAACATTATCGTAGCCCTCCAACCACTCTAGGCTCTGCTTGATCTCTCTTGCGGCACTGCTAGCGCCCGACCGTAGGCTCACTACGTCGTACTTCTGTCCGAACATCTCGTAGACAGCCATAGCGTCTAGCTCGCCCTCAGTGATCGTGACGTACTTACCGGACCCACGGCACTGCTTCTGACCAAACAAACCCACGTTGGTCATGTTACCTGAACACACAAACTGTTTGTTGCTTACGAACCTCTGCTTTGCCCCCACCAGTTCGCCCGTGTCTCTGTCGTAGTACGGGTAGTAGTGGGTAGCAATCTTGCCGTCTGGTGCGTAGTCAACTGTTACTTGGTACTTCTGTGCTGTACGCTGTGAGAGCCTCCTGTCGCTGATCTCAGCAACAACACCACTCATGCGTAGGTTAGATACGGGTTGCACAGAATCCATCTCCTGAATCGCTCCTGTCCCTGCTACGTGGTAACCACAGTTAGGGGTGAAACAATGGCGGCCACCGTCTGAGTAGACCGCCACGTTGTCCCTACTTCCACACTTAGGACACTCCTCTTTGTGTGAGAAAGTAGGTTTCACCTCAGAAGTCTGCCGCTTCAGCAGATACTTCCGCTTCCTCTAGCACCTTGACAGCCTCCAGATACACTGGAGTACCGTGTACGGGGTGTGCTGGACCCGTCTTAAACTTCAGACGGACACGGGAGTTGTACGGAACCTCCCCGTTGTACCGGTCACCTTCAGCATTGTACATGTTGATGGCGTACTTGGACTTAAACTTACGCTGTTTAGCGCCCTCGTACTCCTTGATTTTGACGCCCTGTGCCGCTAGAGTAGCCGCATCATCGTCAGACATGGTGATGGTCATGCTGAACGTACCAGTGTCCTGACCGTTGAACACATCGTGTTGGGTGACGTTTGAGAAGTTCACCGTTCCTTCAATAACTTGACTTGCCATAATGAGATAATCCTCGCTGTTAACATTAACTGTACCCGAAGGTACACCTATAGTATCTCACGTTCAGGGTCTTTTGTCAAACCCTTTTTACGTGATTGGTACTTTTTGGCATCCTTTTTCCTGTCCTTGTGCACACCTCCCTTGTTGTGGTCGTGTTTGGCTACAGGATTCCAGCGCCTCCATACTTTAGTTTCTCCTGTAGTATTATTCATTAGTATATATCCTTTAGTTAATCATCTTTAGATATACTTAAGTATATATTATCATAGTTTTCCTGCAATGTCAAGATTTCATCCTGTGTAATATTACCATCAATATCTATTGACTCCATGTTTTCTAGTTCCCAATGCGTAGCAATAGATACCGTCAAACAGTCCGTACACAGGTCGTAGTAAGACCCTGATGAATCCTTTTTGACCACTTCAGCGTCATCCAAGATAACGTCACACGCTTTACACCTCATCGCTCACCTCTGTTTTCGTTGCGTTAGAAATTGATAGTACCAGAACAGCACACAGCATTAGCGGTATAATCACAGGAAACACCACGCACACCAGTGCTGGAAATATGTACCTGTTCCACATTATCCGTTGTCCTCCGGTCCAAAGATTTGTCCGTATGCCCTCACTAGCTCGTTGTATGGCATCGCACTGTACTTCTCACGTATCGCTGTGCGAGCAATGGAAACCACGCTAGCAAAGTCTATAAAGCCTAGCTCGTACTCTGACAAATCCTGTATCATCTGCTGTTGTGTCAGGTCTGGTTCTGGGTAATCGTATTCATCCATCTAGCTGTCCCCTGTTAGTACTGTAATGATAAAGTAAACCGTCATCGCTATTATAAACCACCAGATCACACCGCCTCCCGTCCGTACCATCGCATAGGGATGCCCCTAGCGTCCCAATCGTCTGCTTTGTAGTTGTAGTACACCTGATACCCTAGCACAGCGTCAGACCTCTTGCACTCGTCAGGCATACACTGTGGTGGATCAGTGAAGTCACCATCAGATATGCCCGTAGGAGCTTCTGTAAGCGCTTCTGAGTGCTTTTGTATGGTAGCGTGTACCTTACCATAGCGTCTGGTGTATTCGTCCCCTAGAGCCTCTAGATGCCTTCTAAGCCACCTATAATTCTGGCGACTCTGACGTACCCATACAGCACTGGGGTGGTTCTTGTGTGTGCTCTTGTACGCAATCTGCCCACCGTCTAGCTCGTTGTGTGCTGTACTGAGTAACTGGGCAGTCTCTAGGATCATCTTAACTACGTGACGGTCACACTGTAGCCTAGCGGCCTCGTGTGGGTCACGGTCTAGGTAAAATATGTTCACTTGTTGTCCCCTCTATAATTCCATCTGTTGTTCGTATATCTCTTTTAACTGATGTAGTATCCTTTCGCAATCCTCTACTGCTATTATATCAACAATACCTCGCTTGTCTATCTTATCGCAGTACTGAGTGTACCGTGCGGCACTGTTCAGCTCTCTGTAAGCCCTAGATGCTTTTACCTTCAGTTTCAGTGCTTGGCTTGTCATAGTCAATCCCCGTGGTCTGTCCAATGGTAGTCAGCACCGGCTAACACCTCATCCTGTATTATACTTTCAAAATAGTCTATGTTCCACCCCTCCCGCAAATCCTTGTCGCCTACTGTGATTTTGTCAATCGTGATTAGGTCCTGATAGTCGTCACAAGTCAACTCCCAGTGTATCACTACGTCCAGCGTAGCCCATTCGCAATCCACCTGTACTGGTGTCTGGTGTTGCCCGTATCGTTTGCTCATCGCTGTTTGATCTCCTCGCTAAAGATTAGCCAAGCGGTTATCACTATGCAACCGAAAGCCCATAACCATATCATATCACCTTCCATCAGTCAAACCTCCCGATTTTTGTGTCACCTGTATCGTTATCACGTATCGCTGTAATGGCGTAAGGATAACAGAACATCGTAAACCTGTCAAGATAGCTAATCGTGGCGTATGGTTGCAGATCTGGATCATCTGGACTCTGGTATGCTCCCGACTCTGCCACAGTACCGCCAAACGGGTACTGAAAGCCCCCGAAACCATAGATGCTGTCCATCGCTTCCGCTACCTGTTCAAGTGTCTCACCCTCTTGTGTGGCGTGGATAAAAAACTCAGGCAGTATGCCTAGGTACTCCCTTGTAACTTCTGGGTAGTCTGTGTGATTCCAAAATACGCTATAGTCTTTCATGCTGTTACCCTCTCGCTATTACGTTGCGTTGTTGTTTTTCCATTGTGCGCCCGTGTCCAATGTAGCAGACCACAGACACTGTTTTGTCCCAGCAAGCCCGACACTTGTCACACTTGCCCTGTCTCGTGTACGCTTCGCAGACTACCGCATCCCGTGGCACAGTGTCAACCGTGGCAATCGTGCTGGTGGTGTCACCGTCTACGGTTTCCCCCGTGATACTGTCAGATGACAAGCGTACCACTACGCTAGGCAATGCGTGTAACTGTGCGAGCACTACCGCAAACTTGCTGAATTTGTACATGCGTGTCGGTACCCAGTGTTTTACCCACGGTGTACGCTGACACACTTCCAGGATCTTGTGCGCTAGTCGAATATCGTACATGTCCCCAGAGTCAAACCACCGGAAATAGCGATCATTGTCTAATTCAGCGACCATATCATCTACCCATGCGTCACGCTTCCAATCGTCACGGTTGTGTTCCCGTGGTGCACGTACGTTTTTGAATCGGTAGTTTCCCGTGGTGGCGTAGCATCCACTACACGCTGGCACTAGGTTACCGTCTGTGTCTCTGGACGCTGGACACGTATCCAACGCTTGCAGTGACCACGAGCGACACGGCATCTTTGATGCTTTAGATAGCTTGAGCATGGTTTAACCCTCCGCTAGTATTTTAACACACAATACATAAAATATGTGACGCTGGTTTAAATACGTCTCTCGCAATTCATCGGAATAGGTAGACTCAATTAAACTGGTCATATTGTTGTAAGTGTTTACCCATTCATCGGGCCATCGGTTGCCGTTGTAGTCTGTCATGGTTTAACCCTCTTTCGTGTGTTTCGTGTGTTTAATAGTGGACACCGTATAGATGCCCACCGTTAAACACAAGATCACTTACTGGTAATAGTACCAAAACCTACCTTGCGTTGCGGCTTGCGTAGGCTCACGTAGAGCGACCAGTAGCCAGCGTCTAGCTTGTGGAAGCATGAGCCGCTAGCGTAGCCAATGGGCTTACGCTTTTGTACCCGCTTGCGAATGATGACAGAACGACCGAATACTTTTGTGCGTGTAACGTTATCCATGAGTATTACCCTCTTAATGGTTTAGGTTCCAAGTTAAGCCGGTTGGCTTACCAGTGAACCCAGAGTGTACCCTAGGCTCACCAGTAATACAACCCCTAGCGGTTTACCCGTTTATCGAGCGTTTCCCAAATTTCCTGAATAACAGCCACGTATTCATTGGGATCAACATCGTAACCTTTACCCAATAGATTTTCTAACGCCATGTCGTCGGCGCTCATGCAGTCAGGGTCCATTGGCGAGCCTTTGACTGCGCTCATGTTAAGCAGGGCCTCTAGGTAGCGAGCCTTTTTAGGTGATAGCACAAGTGTCATAATGTATACCCTCATATAGTTAATGTTGATTACCTTGATATGGTTCCCATTGTACAGGTATCCCGTGACAGTACAAGTATTCTTTTGTGTGAATATTACCACGTTTGGACTATTGACAGACTCCCGTGATCTGTGGTACTCGCACGTGCGCCCGTGTATAAAAGGTTGCATGAATTTAACGCTTGACAACTTGTGCTGAGTATGCTTGCGGTTGGCTAGAGGGTCCTACACTAGTCCTCACACTTTGTCAACACATATTTACCTGTGAATATTACCAGTGATAAAACATTTGACAACCCGTGACATCTGTGGTAGCCATTGGCCCCTCGTGATTACCACAGTCTGCGCCTCGTGTCAACCCCTGATGCCTCGTGAATAATACCAATATTTATTCTTGCAATCGTGTTGGTCCTGTGTTAGACTGGGGTGGCCCTGAGTTTTGACACGGGGGGAGGGGGTTGACCTGTGTTAATTATAGTTGTAGCTACTCAGGCACCCAAAAGAGTGAATTTAGCTAAAAAATAGGTAAAAAAGAGTGGTTTTAACTCGTGTGCAACCTCCTGATTTACCTCGTGATTTACTCAGGGCGGGGCCACAAGTGTAAATACAGTGTCCCTAAGTATAACTTGTGACTTATTTACTATAAATAATGCTTGACTTTTGAGTAAAAATATGGTATAATAATAGGCAGATACTAGGATGTATTTAGTAGATCAGGTGTTGGGGCTTAGTTAACAACTAAACCGTTCGTATAGATCCCTCCATCTGTTACATCTTAGGTGAGGGACTCATGCGAACTAGCGTTAAACACAAGGAAACAGGAGAATGTCGGAAAAAGACACCCTAGAACCTCAAGAAAACACCCTAGAGGCCCAAGCAGAGGCTAGAAAAGAGATCAATCTACGTAAGAGGTCTAGAGGTAGACCAAAAAAGAAAGAAATATCAGCTAAATCTAAGGGCGGCAGAGGGGTCCGTGGCCGTCCAAAGGGTGACGCCGCTATAATTAACGAGTACAAAGCTCGTATGCTAGCGAGTCCCAAGTCAGCTAAGGTACTAGAGACGATATTTGAGGCCGCACTGGACCACGATCACAAGAACCAAGCGGCCGCATGGAAGCTGGTAATGGACAGAATACTACCTGTAGGTGCATTTGAGAAGGAGGTCACCAAAGATGGAGGACGAAGTGCGATCCAGATTAATATCACTGGGGTTGGAGGCGCAACAGTTGATTCTAGCTATCCAGAGAGTAGTACAATCGAAGGCGAACTCGTTGATTGATGGTGCAGAAGAGCAGTCTACCCTATTCTTTGAGTACTTGAGGGCCAAAGCATCTTGAGATACTTCACAGTAGACGAATTTAACTGTCAACACACAGGTGAAAACAACATGGAACCTGAGTTCATGGAAATGGTAGATGAACTGAGGGACAGATGTGGTTTTCCGTTTGTTATCACTAGTGGCTACAGGTCACCCCAGCACCCGATAGAAGCAAAGAAAGCTGTACCCGGAACTCATTCGCAAGGAATAGCGGCAGACATAAAAATAACTAACTCTGCCCAACGGTACACGATAATAAAAGAGGCTCTACAGATGGGTTTCGCTGGGATTGGCGTCGCTAGTGACTTTATTCACGTAGACACACGGGGTTCTTCTCCGGTTATTTGGACGTACTAATGCTGTATACAAAGCACACTTCCGTTACAACCACAGACGCTACAACACTGTGGACAATGCCTTCTGGTTACATGGCTCACGTTTTGTTTGCTTTTGTTGCTAACCACGGTGGGTCTACTAATTCAGTTAGTTTGTGGTACGAGGACGGAGGATCGCCTCTAGTTAACATATACGACGGTACGTCACTTAACGCAAAGAACAGATTAACTCTAGGTAACGGTGGTGGTCCTATATTTGTTTTACACGCAGGAGAAACAGTCAAAGTACAAACGTCCTCTGCTGGGGATGTAGACTTTGCTGTTACTTTTGATCTACTAGAAAGACCTTCTTCTTTCGTAAACTTTAACGGAAGCTAACATGATTACTTTTCTAGGTGCTGATTGGTGTCCTGCTTGCAGAAGAACTAAGAAGACCTTAAAAGAACTCAACATGGAGTACAAGTACGTTGAGATACCTCCGGGTCAAGCCGGTTGGGACTTAGTAGAAACGATGACAGGTAAACGATCCATACCACAGGTGTTTTACCACTTTGGCGGGTCAAAGGACTTCACAGAAGCACTCAAGAGTTTACAGTTAGTTGACTGATCTAAACGTACAACTGCTACCGTGGCAACAAGAGGTCTACTCTGATCCTACTAGGTTCAAGGTAGTAGCCGCTGGGCGAAGAACAGGGAAGTCTCGCCTAGCCGCTTGGATGTTGATTATCAACGCCCTACAGTCCGACAAAGGACACGTTTTTTACGTTGCGCCCACGCAGGGACAAGCCCGTGACATCATGTGGCAGACCCTGTTGGAGCTAGGACACCCTGTTATATCTGGAAGTCACATCAACAACCTCCAGATCAGGCTGGTCAACGGGGCCACGATTAGTCTCAAGGGAGCCGACAGGCCAGAGACAATGCGTGGTGTGTCCTTGAAGTTTCTCGTGATGGACGAGTACGCAGACATGAAGCCTGACGTATGGGAACAGATTCTCCGTCCAGCACTGGCTGACCAGAAAGGTGAAGCACTGTTCATAGGTACGCCTATGGGCAGGAACCACTTCTACGAACTGTACAAGTACGCAGAGCTAGGCGAAGATGAGACTTACAGGGGCTGGCATTTCACCAGCTACGACAATCCAATCTTGGACCCGAACGAAATCGACATGGCAAAGAAATCAATGTCGAGTTACGCCTTTAGACAAGAGTTCATGGCCTCGTTTGAAGCCAGAGGCTCCGAAATGTTCAAAGAAGATTGGGTCCAGTTCGGAGAAGAGCCAGAGGAAGGAGACTACTACATCGCTGTTGACTTGGCTGGCTTTGAGGACGTAAACAAAAAACGGACGAAGAACACTAAACTAGATGAAACCGCAATCGCTGTCGTTAAAGTTGGTACTGATGGTTGGTACGTTGATAACATTATACATGGGCGGTGGGAGCTTAACGAGACTGCCGCCAAGATATTTCAGGCCGTTAGAGACTACAGACCCATTAGCGTTGGTATTGAACGAGGAATCGCAAAGCAAGCAGTCATGAGTCCTCTGATGGACCTGATGAAGCGCTACGGGCAGTTCTTCAGGGTAGAAGAGTTAACCCACGGTAACAAGAAGAAGACCGACAGGGTGATGTGGGCGCTACAGGGGCGATTTGAGAACGGGTACGTAACCCTGAGAAAAGGAGAGTGGAACAGTCGGTTCTTAGACCAACTCTTTCAGTTTCCTGATGCACTAACTCACGATGACTTGGTTGACGCACTGGCGTACATAGATCAGCTAGCTAAAGTTGCGTACAGCTACGACTTTGAAATTGATGACCACGAGATACTAGACGTAGTAGCAGGATACTAGATGAAAGTTTTCAGACCCTTCAATACCTACGGAATATACGCAATCAGTGCTGTAGTGTTTTTTACACTAGGGTACTCCATTGCTGTAATTTAAGGAACCTAAGATGGCAGAAGATATTTACAGCCCAGATCCCCTGATGATAGAGGAATCTCTGGAAGAGTGGGTGATGACCAAGTGTGAAAACTGGAGAGATCACTATGAGTCAAACTACGAACAAAAATTTGAAGAATACTATAGGCTATGGCGAGGTCAATGGGACCCTGCTGACTCCGAAAGAGCATCGGAACGTTCTAGAATTATCTCTCCTGCGCTTCAGCAAGCTGTAGAGTCTAACGTAGCGGAGCTAGAGGAAGCCACGTTTGGCAGAGGAAAGTGGTTTGACATCGCAGACAACATGGGTGACACTGACAAGCAAGACATCCTGTACCTCCGCAAGAAGCTCGCTGAAGACTTTGAAGCCTGTAAGGTACGTAAGGCTGTAGCTGAGTGTCTCATCAACGCCGCTGTGTTTGGCACAGGTATTGGTGAGATCACGCTGGAAGAGATCAAAGAAATGGCCCCGGCTACCCAGCCGATCATGGACGGGCAGTTGACTGCCGTTGGTGTTAATATTACCGACAGGGTTGTAGTCAAACTGAAACCTGTGTTGCCTCAGAACTTCCTGATTGACCCTGTGGCTACGTCCATTGACGACGCTATGGGCGTTGCTGTGGACGAGTTTGTGTCCAAGCACAGCGTAGAGCTACTACAGGAGCAAGGCGTGTACAGAGAAGCCCTGATTGAATCAGCGGCACCTGACGCAGACCTAGAGCCTGACCAAGACCTGACAATCTACAACGATGACAAGGTACGACTAACTAAGTACTACGGTTTAGTGCCTCGTGAGTTGCTAGAGGCTGAAGACGTAGACGTAGAGGAAGACTCACGTTACGTTGAGGCTATCGTAGTGGTAGCCAACGGTGGTACGCTCTTGAAGGCAGAAGCCAACCCCTACATGATGCAAGACCGTCCTGTTGTTGCGTTTCCTTGGGACGTAGTTCCCGGACGCTTCTGGGGCAGAGGCGTGTGTGAGAAGGGCTACAACAGCCAGAAGGCGCTAGACACAGAACTGAGGGCACGTATTGATGCCCTGTCACTTACTATTCATCCTATGCTGGCGATTGACGCAACTAGGTTGCCCAGAGGCGCTAGACCAGAAGTTCGCCCCGGCAAGATGATACTTACTAATGGAGATCCCCGTGAAGTACTTCAACCTTTCAACTTTGGGCAAGTGGGGCAAATCACTTTTGCACAAGCCGCTAGCCTTCAACAGATGGTGCAACAAGCAACTGGAGCCGTGGATTCCGCTGGCATTGCGGGACAAGTCAATGGTGAAGCTACTGCCGCTGGCATTAGTATGTCTCTTGGTGCTATTATTAAGCGGCATAAGCGCACTCTTATAAACTTCCAGCAGTCTTTCCTGCTCCCGTTTGTAACTAAAGCCGCACACCGGTACATGCAGTTTGACCCTGAGAACTACCCCGTAGCTGACTACAAGTTCAACGCTACGAGTACTCTGGGCATCATCGCTCGTGAGTACGAGGTTACACAGTTGGTGCAACTCTTGCAGACTATGAAGCAAGACAGCCCTCTGTACCCTGTGCTGATCCAGAGCATCATCGACAACATGAACCTCAGTAACCGTGAGGAGCTTATTGTGGCAATGCAACAGGCTTCACAACCTGATCCTCAAGCACAGCAGATGGCTATGGTGGCACAACAAGCACAGCTTGAGTTCCAGCAAGCGCAGACTGCCGCCCTACAGGGTCAGGCCGCTGAGTCTCAGGCTAGGGCTACCAAGTACGCTGTTGATTCACAGCTTGCGCCACAGGAGCTTGAGATTGATAAGATTGAGGCAATCACACGAAACCTCAGAGAAGGTGACGCCGACGACAAAGAGTTTGAGCGTAGGCTGAAGATTGCTGAAGTGGCGTTAAAAGAGAAAAACCTAAACAACCAAGCATCTAGAGGAGCAACATCTCGTGCTAATGACACAAGTGGAAATGACCAAATTCCTAGACCAAATCAACCAAGCGTTCAAAGACCAGTTCGACAAATTGGAAACACTCCAAGTCAAGCTGGACCAACTGGAGGCCAAGGTCAATGAGCAAGAAAGACCCAAGACTAGCAAGAGCGGGAGTAAGCGGGTACAACAAGCCAAAGAGGACGCCTAATCACCCCACGAAGTCACACGTAGTTGTAGCCAAATGTGAAGACGGTAAAGTTAAGACCATACGATTTGGACAACAGGGAGTCAGCGGTGCTGGAAAGAATCCTAAGACTGCTAAGGAAAAGGCGAGGCGTAAGTCCTTTAAGGCTCGTCACGCTAAAAACATAGCCAAAGGCAAGTGTTCTGCGGCATACTGGGCAAACAAGGTGAAATGGTAACATGGCTAAGAACATGAAGCATTACAAGCGTGATGGAACCCTATGGTCAGGAAACACGCACAAGATGCCTGATGGTTCGCTCCACACAGGTAAAACCCACGGCAAAACCTCTGTAAAGTTGTACCACTACAAGGATTTGTCTAAAAAAGCAAAGGAGAAAGCAAATGTATAACAAAGGTAAAAAGAAGAAAAAGCCAAAGGGTAAATAACGATGGCTAGGGGATTATACAGCAATATTCACGCAAAACGCAAGAGAATTGCCGCTGGCTCTGGTGAAAGGATGCGTAGACCCGGATCTAGGGGCGCTCCTACAGCCAAAGCGTTTAAAAAGGCGGCTAAAACAGCTAAGAAGAATCGGTAATAATACCGTAAAATAATGCTTGACTTTTAGTCAAAAATATGTTATAATAAGGATATAGAGACAACCGCATGGCCTCACTAGATCAAGAAACTGAACAATACTACAACAAGTACTTTGACCTGTTTAGAACCGATGGTTGGAAACAGTTAATCGAAGAACTTACTCAAAATGCTGTCGTAATTAACAGCGTAGAAGCAACCAAAGATGAAAACGATTTGTTTGTGCGTAAGGGACAACTCAACGTACTTGCTTATCTTATCAACTTTGAAACAACTACTAACAATAACTACGATGAGCTAACAAAGAGCGATGATTAAAGTATTTGATTTTCGCTGTACAAACGGACATATCTTTGAAGAATTTGTAGACGGAGATACTACAACCAGTAGGTGCGGTTGTGGAGCCAACGCTACAAAAATCGTTTCAGCAACTCAACACATACTCGAAGGGTCTTCTGGGGATTTTCCTGGCAGACACATGAGGTGGGTACGTGAACACGAGAACGCTGGGCGATCTAGTCGGGAATCCTAGTCCTAGGTCACTTCCCATTTTAATCCTCCATAACCTTAATAATAGGCGGGGTAAGTTTACATTATGTCACGAGCACAATTACTTGATGAGCGTCCTGAAGAGGAACCAACGGAAACAACTGAAGAACTAACCACAGACACTGTAGAGACTCCTCAAGAAGAGGAACAACCTCAAGAACCAGAAGTCCCCGAAAAGTACCGTGGTAAGTCTGTAGAAGAACTTGTACAGATGCACCAAGAGCTTGAGAAGTTTTCAGGCAAACAGAGTACGGAAGTGGGTGAGTTACGAAAGGTCGTTGATGACTACATCCAGACACAACTCTCAAATCAACAAGCACCTCAACAACAGCAACAAGAAGACGATGACGTAGATTTCTTTGTAGATCCACAGTCCGCTGTTAACA